TTTTATACATTAAATTAAAATAAAATAATAACTTTAAATATATTTACTTTTTATTATAGTAACTATGTTTCATCTTGCGGAATCTTTTTGCATAAATAATTTTTCCAAAGTTTTAAATACATCATCTGTTAGTTTTAAATTAATAAGTTCATCTACATCATTCAATTGATCTTCAATATCTAATTGTTTTATTGCACCACTTGCTAATTTTCTTAACTCTGTAATTTGTTCTTTACTTAGTTCCGCGTTAAATTTATTTCTTTTTGAAATAGGCGTTTTTTTTTTCTTTATTGTCTGTTTTTGGATTTTTTCTGTCTGAAGTTGTTCTGCCCGCCGTAGTATTGCCTGCTGTTGTGCTATATGTTGTTGTTCTATATGATCTTGTTCTGCTCGCTTTTGTTTTTCCTGCTCTTGTATAGCCCACTCTTTCATTATATTCTCTTGTGTATTACGTATATGTGATTGCCGCTGTTGTTCTTCATGAAGTTGTTCTAGCCGTTGTTGTTCTGCATGAAGTTGTTCTAGCCGTTGTTGTTCTGCATGAAGTAATTCTAGCCGTTGTTGTTCTGCATGAAGTAATTCTAACCGCTGTTGTTCTGCTATTTGCCGCTGTTGTTCTGCTATTTGCCGCTGTTGTTCTGCATGAAGTAATTCTAACCGCTGTTGTTCTGGTCGATTTAGTTCTGTCCACCGTTTCATAATTTGTTTTTGTGTATTGCTCAACTCCATATTTCCTACTCCTCCCACTAAATTTTTTTGTATTCTTATATTTTGTTTTGTTTTTTTATTCTTTCTTGGTTTTTTATTTTTTCTTGTTTTTTTTAAATATTTTAATGTCATAATTATATTATTATTATATTAAAATATTTAAAAAAAACAAGAAAAAATAAAAATTGAAATAATTGATAATTATTTATAATAATACATTTTTTTTTTATATTATTATGGTGTAATACAGATAATATTAGTGCTATTATTTACTATATATTTTCTAACTTTTAAAAAAATTAATTAGTTAAAATTCATTACTAAATGTAAATGCATCGTCTTTATTCTCTACTTTAGTAGCTAAACTATACTCGGCTACTCTAGCCTCAAAAAAATTAGTTTTTGTCTCAATTGAAATATTTTCCATCCAATCAAATGGACAAGAAGATGTATAAATTTTATCTCCTCCAAGTTGAACTGATAATCGATCGGCTACAAATTCAATATATTGCTGCATTAACATACCATTCATACCAATTAAACGGCATGGTAAAGCATTATTAATAAAATCAATTTCAATATCAACTGCTTCTCTAATAATTTCTTCAATTTTAAGTTTTTTTAGAGGTTTCTCTAATTTATTATGTAATAATACGGCGAATTCAGTATGAAGTGCTTCATCCCTCGAAATTAATTCATTAGAAAAACATAATCCCGGCATAATTCCACGTTTTTTTAACCAAAATATTGAGCAAAATGCACCACTAAAGAATATACCTTCAACAACTGCAAAAGCAACTAAGCGAGTTGCAAAACTAGAACGTTTATCTTGAATCCATTTAATAGCCCAATCAGCCTTTTTTTTTATACATGGGAACTCATTTAATGCATTAAATAATTTATGCTTTTCAGTTTTATCTTTAATATATGTATCTATTAGTGTGGAATAAGTAATAGAATGAATATTTTCCATGGCAATTTGTAGACCATAAAACGCGCGTGCTTCAGCGAGTTGTACTTCAGACATAAAACGCATTCCAAGATTTTCTAAAACAATTCCATCACTGGCTGCAAAAAATGCCAAAATCATGGATATAAAATGTTTTTCATCCGAATTAAGGTTATCCCAATGTTTTATATCTTTTGATAAATCAATTTCTTCGGCTCGCCAAAATAAATCTTCTTGTTTTTTATACATTTGCCATATATCCTTATCTTTAATGGGGAACATAACATATCTATTATCGTCGTCTTTTAATAGTGGTTCTACAAAATTCTTGCTCATCCTAAATAATATATATTTATATTTTTATATTAGTTAAAAATATTTAAAAGATAAAAAATAATAATATAAAATTTTATTTTATAATATATAAAATACTTTAGGAATTTACACGAGATTATAAATTATAAATTATAAATTATAAATTATTAAATATAAATAATTTATAATAATAAAGATGAGTAATTATTTAGCAAAAGAAGTAGCATATGAAGATAAAATAGTAAAAACTATTTTAAAAAATATAAAAGAAAAGGAGATTAATTTACTACAAGAGTATATTATCTTAAATGAATTTAAAAAAAAAAGATTTGATGATGATAATGATATAGAAAAAAATAAATATTTAGAATTCTATAACTATATAACTAAAGAATTAGAGTTACGTAAGGAATTTATATTATATAAAAAAATTTCTAAAGAAAATCAACATTTAGCATTATTAAAAATTTTAGAATATATTAATTTACTTGAATGTAAAAATAAAGAATTAGAAAAAATTAAAATTTTATCAAAAATAGAATTATTAGAAAATGAATTAAATTCATATAAACAAATATTGATGTAAATATTTTATATTTATTATATATAAAATGAGTTTTAAATTAGATAAAATTTTTTTAAAAAATAAGTATTTTAAGCATATGCTAAATAATAAATATGTATTATATTTAGTTGCATTAATTGCATTAATTGATATATTAGGATATATAATAAGACATGAATTTAGTGCAGTTATATTTTTCTATTTAGTTGGAATGATTACATATTATTATACAAAAAATATGACATTAGTTTTAACAATATGTTTAGTAGTAACAAGTTTTGCTCATTTAATAAAGAATCAATTAGGTTTTAAAGAAGGATTGGAGGTAAAAGAGGAAGATTTTTCAAAAAATATGAAAAAAGATGAAGATGAGAGTTTATCTAGTCCCCAAAAAAAAGAAATAATAGATAGAATTTCATTACAAGATAAAAAAGCAAAACAAGAACAAGAAAAAGAAAAAGAATCAGTCACAGATGGAAGTTTATCTGATACAAATAAAGAGAAACTAAGTGATGTAAGTGATAAGGCGAATAAAATTTTAAAAAATTTAGAAAAAAAAGGAATTAAATCAGGATATCAAAATAAAGAAAAATTATCACCTGGATTATATAATATACCAAATAAAGAACAATTAACAAAACAATTAGGTGAAGCTGATAAAATAGAATCTGCATATGATAATTTAGAACAAGTTATAGGTGAAAATGGAATTAAATCTATGTCAAATGCAACTAAAGACTTAGTAAGACAACAAAATGAATTATTGAAAGGATTAAAAGATGTTACACCAGCATTAAATGAAGCTATGGGTGCTATTGGTAAAATTGATTTAGGTTCATTATCAGATATGTTTAAAAAAACAATGCCAAATAGTTCAGATTAAATATATAAATATATTATAGATGTATAATTTAAAAAATAAATCAAATACTATTTTTTTTATAGGATTATTATCTTATTTATATTTATTTTCATCGCTTTTAAATAAAAAATATAATATAGTGTTTGTATATTTTATAATATTATTTTTAGGATATTTTATAATTGGTAATAAAATTTTCTTGTATAATTTATTTATAATTATTATTGATATAATAACAAATAAACTAATATTAAGAGAAGGAAATTTTGAAAATAAATTTGAAAAAGGTACAGAAGAAAGTAAAGAAAGTAAAAATTATTCAGAAAATGGCGATTATGGACATGATGAAGATAAACAATTGGATGAAGAAGAAAGTGAAAAATTAACGAAAAAAGAGAACCATAGCATGGATAAACGTAAAAAATTAGATTTAAAAAAAATAGAAAAAAGTACTCAAGATAAAAAAGTTAATAATGTATTAAAATTGTCTTTAAAATAAATTCTATTATATATTTATGTTTAATTATATATAATAGAAGATGGCAAAAAAATGTTCACGGGGAATTATATGTATTGATAATTTTACATTAATATTTTTCGGATTATTAATTTTAGTTATGTGTTTATTTCTATTTATAAATTTTAATAAAAGTGCAAATTTATATAATAAACAATCATGCAATTGTTCTATGCCCGGAAAATGTAAAAATAGTAATATTACATTTTTAAAAGAAAATAATTCTTTACCAAATTTAAATAATGATATATTATTAAATCCATATACAGCACCAACTAGAGATGATAGAATATTTAATAATCAATCATATAATGGACTTAAAATTCCAATTAATCAACCTACACAATCAGTAGATACTAATTATAGACAAATAGGAATTTTAACACGTGTTCATGGCGGAGAAACAATATTACCATTAATGGGTCGTCCATTATTTAGTAATAGAGATAAATGGAATTTTTATACAATGAATGACAAAAATAATATGATTAAATTACCAATTACGTTTAAAAATAAAAGTTGTACAAGTGAACAAGGTTGTGATAATGTATATAATGGAGATACTTTATATGTAGAAGGTTATAATGATTTATTTAGAGTAACAGTATATGATAATAATGTAATGCAATATATTCCTTATTTATAATTTTATAATTTTATAAATTATAATATATTAAATTAAATTTATAATATAATATTTATTTATTTTAATTAATATGGTTTTATATGATTTCTCTAATCAGAAAGCAAATATATATTTAAGTTATAATAAATTAGTATTTGAAACAATAAATAATAGTCCAATTAATACAATAGATTTATCTGCTCAATATATAAAAATTAATAATTTATTACTCAACGGGGATATATCATCTAGTCAAATATATGCATTAGATATTAGTATGGCCGAAATTTCAAATAAAATATATTCCCATGAAACTGCAATATCAAGTAATACTTTAAATAATAATAATAATCAACAATTTTATCAAACAATTAATCTTTTTAATAATCTAGTAAATAATGGAGATACAACTAATAATATAATTACATCTAATGATATTAATGGTGTTTCAACTAATATAACAGATTGGCTTAAATATAGTTATTGGAATATATCTATAAATAGTATTTCTAATACTAATCCTAATATGATATTTGCTACAAGTACAGGAGCAACAGTATTATTACCAGGTTATTATAAAGTTACCGTAAATTTAGTTACCAGATCTAATATAGATAAAACTGCTGTTTCTTTTAGATTAGCCA